GCAGCCTTGTCTTATTTCGGTGTGCTTGCTTTGTGCAAGGTTAACATGAGCGCATTCCGTATTGAGCTACCAAACGGCGCTGAACTGATTTTTAAAGGTATGGATAATCCAGAAAAAATCAAGTCTATCAAAGGTATTTCAGACGTGGTCATGGAAGAAGCGTCAGAGTTTACGCTTGACGATTACACACAGCTAACACTTCGTTTGAGGGATAAAGTTCACAAGCAGAAGCAAATCTATTTGATGTTTAACCCGGTATCTAAGGCTAACTGGGTATATAATGCGTTTTTTGTGAAGAACCCTAAAAATACAGTGGTCTATCAAACGACGTACAAGGATAATCGCTTTCTGGATGAGTTGACCAAGGAGAATATTGAAGAGCTAGCAAACAGAAACGAAGCCTACTACAAAATCTATGCTCTAGGTGAGTTTGCCACTCTTGACAAGCTAGTATTTCCAAAATATGAAAAGAGATTACTCAACAAGGACGAGCTTAAACAGCTACCGTCCTTTTTTGGTCTTGACTTCGGGTTTACTAACGACCCGACGGCGTTTATGCACGTCAAAATAGACCGAGAGAATAAGCGGCTATATATCCTTGAGGAATATGTCAAGAAGGGCTTGCTTAACAACCAAATAGCAGAAGCTATAACTAGCTTGGGCTATTCAAAAGAGGTGATTATGGCTGATTCAGCAGAGCAGAAATCTATTGCAGAATTGCAAACACTAGGCTTGCGTCGAGCTATTCCGGTAGACAAGGGGAAGGGCTCAGTTCTACAAGGGATTCAGTTCTTGCAGCAATTCGACATCATTGTCGATGAACGATGCGTCAAGACGATTGAGGAATTAGAAAACTATACATGGCAGAAGGACAAGCATACAAACGAGTACATCAACAAGCCGTGCGATAGTTATAACCACTGTATCGATGCGATTAGGTACGCACTGCAAAACCTTATTTTCGTCAAGGATAGGCAGGACGTAGACGCTAAGATTAGGCGTGTTAACAAACTGATAAGGAGATAGAATGACGAACACAACACATAGTGCTGACGACATTTTACATGAAGGGCAGTACATTCCTAGATCATACCAATTCGAGCGAGACATGGAACCGACTAGCTTGCAGAAACGCGAAGACTTCCTTCATTTTCCAAAAGAAGCTAATACGCACTTCATGGCTCAGTCAGCGGACGACCTAGTGGACACGTTCCAAGGGCGTGAGAAGTTAGAGAAGATGGTAGCTCAGTTCCAAGACGAACAGATAGACCGCTTGAATATCCTAGAGAGCTACTCAAACGGGAATAACTACACGATTCTAAATGGTCGTAAACGACTAGAACCAGAGAAAGCTGACTACCGTATTAGGCACGACCTGGGCGGACAAGCTAGCCGCTTCTTTACTGGTTACACGGTAGGTCAACCTATTTCAATCGGTGCTACTGACACTAACAGTGACTTGACGGCTATTGATGATTTCAACGCTTACAACGACATTGAAGCTCTTAACCGTGAGCTAGTCTATGACGCTTCACGCTTTGGGCGAGCGTTCGAGCTGCATTATTATGACGAGTTTGGCAATCCAGCAGTGGTCTTGATTGACGCAAGGGAGATGTTCACAATCCGTAGCGCAGACGTCCGAAAGGATATTATTGCGGCTGTTCATTGTCCAGTGTATGACGGTGAGATGTTTGTCACAGTCTACACTGACAACAAGATTGTTAGTTATGACCCAAACTGGCAGGAAATCGAGCGCAAAGAAAACCCATTCGAGATGGTGCCAGTGGTTGAATGGCAGAATAACCGTGAGCGTTCTGGAGATTGGGAGAAAGGTATTCCAATCATTGACGCTTACGACTCAGCGGAATCTGACACGGCTAACTATATGTCAGACCTTAACGATGCCATGTTGGTTATCAAGGGCGACGTTGAAAGTACGGGCATGACTGCGTCTGACATCATGAAAATGAAACACGCTAACACGCTAGTGCTTGAGAGCGGTGTTGGACACAACGGACAGCAAACGTCATTAGATGCTGGCTATATCTACAAGCAATACGATGTCAGCGGTGTTGAAGCGTACAAGTCACGTCTGATTAAAGACTTCTTCCGCATTGTCGGGTTGCCTAATTTGCAGGACGATTCGACTTTCTCAGCTACGTCTGGGATTGCTATCCGCTACAAGCTAGTTGATTTGCAGCAAGTTACAGCCGTTAAGCGTGGGTTCTTTGTTAAAGCGCTTAGACGACGCTATAAGCTGCTTGAGTTGCTATCTAACAACCTCAAGGGTATCGAACCAGTGGACGCTGACATGCTGACATTCACGTTCCATGAGAACCTACCAACGGATGTATGGGCTGAGATTCAATCAGCTATCAATTCGGGCATGGAAATCTCACAAGAAACGCTTATGGAATCAGCTAGCTTTACCGATGCTCGCAAGGAAAAGAGCCGCTTGCTTAAAGAGGGTGGGGCCACTGATTTAGAAGTCAGCCAGATTGTAGGTGTTGAGGATGATGACGAATAATGAACGCTACAATGCTGAACGAAAAGCACAATCAGACCTAATCAAGCGTGACATAGAGCGTGACAAGGTCTTAAAAGAGCTCTATCAAGCGTCATATAATCGCATGCAGAGCCAAATAAACGGGTTTTACATGCGATATGCTGACAAAGAGGGGCTAAGCCGTGCCGAAGCGATGAAACGAGCTAGTGAGTTCGATGTTACTGAGTACAAAGACCGAGCACGAAAGGCAGTAGTCGAGAAGGACTTCTCACACGGCACTAACCAATGGCTGAGACTATTTAACCTCAAAATGAAAGTCAGTCGTTTAGAGCTACTCAAAGCAGAATTAAGACTTGAAATAGCTAGTCTTATATCAGACGTTAACGAAGTCTTCGACGAAGCGCGTGAGAGTGAATATATGGCTGAATTTAGGCGTCAAGCGGGTATCTTGGGCAATTCTGCCGTCAATGCAGTAAGCCGCATGAGAGCGATTTTAGACGCTGATTTCTACGGGCAGCATTTTAGTCGTAGAGTTTGGGGCAGAAACGGACTTCATGCAAACATGCAGAAGGATGTGTTTAGCTCGTTAGCACGTATCTTCACCGACATGGACGGTTTTAAGCAGGAACGGCAGCGATTAGCTAAGAAATATAACACAAGTCAGTCCAATGCCCAACGGCTACTCAAGACCGAAATAGCTCGCATTAATGCTGATACAGAATTGATGATGTTGAAGGAGAATGACTTCACGCATTTAATCTATGTCGCTGAAAGTGGGGCTTGCGATATCTGTAAGCCTTTGGATAGAAAAGCCATACCGATTAACAAGGCAGAAAAGGGGGTTAACATGTACCCAATGCACCCTAACTGCCGCTGTTCAGCGTATGGACACATCAAAATGGAATACAAAGCCGGCGGCAGCACTCTTGATGAAGAAGCTGTTAACGGCGTTTGGGGCGAGTAAGCCTTTGTCCAGACCGTGCTGATGACATTTAAAAGCTGCATGAGTTCGTCGAGGTTGGACGTAAAAGCGTAAAGAAAGGAGCCTATCATGGCAGAAAAAGAACTTGAAACAGTTGAAAATCCTCAAGAGGTTGAAGCTAGCCAACCAGAAAAAGAGGAAAAAATGGTGTCAGTCGCTGAAATGCAGCGTAGACTCAAGCAGATGGAAGAAAAACATACTCTTGAAATTGCTGATATGCAAACCGGTATTCAATCTCAAATCGAGGAAGCCGTTGCTAAAGCTAAGATGAGTGAAGAAGAACTTCAAGAGCTGCAACAGAAACAGCGGGATAAAGAATTCGAAGAAGCCCAGAGCACAATTGCAGCGCTTGAAGCTCAAATTGCTCAACGTCAAATGCAGGATATCGCCATCAAAGAGCTCGAAGCTCAAGGCGTGCCCGTCAACGAGTCAACGCTTGCATTCGTTGTTAAAGGCGACGAAGAAGCTACCAAGCTAGCTGTTTCAAACATGGCTAACATTCTAAACTTGCAGAAGCGTGAAGAAGCAAAAGCTCTACCACCTCGCACAAGCGGCGGAGAGGAAGGGCGTTCACATCGTGGAAAAGACAAGTTTGATAAAGCCAAAATCACTAATTTCTAAATTAAGAAAGGAGAGCGCATGGCTCAACAAAAATTCAATCCGGACACAGTCCTCTTGTCTGATTCTCTCGGAAAAGAGATTACATCAGAATACATCACTGATCTATTCACTGACGAACTTGTTAAAACTTCAAAAGTCATTCAGCTTGGTCAAAAAGTTGAAATGGAAGGGAAAATGGTCCGTAAAGGCGTTGAAGTTGGTCAATTGACAGACGCTTACTTCGTTGGTGAAGGTCAAAAAATCGGCACTGCAAAAGTACAAACTAAATCTTACGTTCTTGAATCTCGTAAATTGGCAGTTATCTTGCCAGTTACAGAAGAAGTCCTAAACTACACTTGGACTGACTTCTTCGAATCAATCAAGGACAAGATTGTCGACTTGTTTAACAAGAAAATCGACGGGGCTGCGTTCCTTGGTTTGTATAACAACCCATTCGGTGCTAACGTTTTGGCGTCTGCTAAACGCGCTCAAAACATCGTATCTGGTGACATCAACCTCAATAACATCTATGACGTTGAAGATAAATCAGAAAAAGAACCTAACGCATTCGTGGGACACCGCACAATCAACCGTACACTCCGTGGAATTGTGGACAACGTAAACGGTGGTCAACACATCTTCACTAAACCAGCTAACCCTAACGCTATCGGTGAGCTTGACGGTCTTCCATATTCGCAACTTCAATTGCAAGATGGGCAAACTTACCCAGCAGGTACATTGATTACTGGTAACTTCAATGGTTTGGTTTACGGTATTCCAAACGGTACTAACTTGCGTCTTAAAATCGCAGACCAAGCTACTTTGTCTAAAGTTCAAAATGACGGTACGCTTGATTCTGGTGACGTTCACTTGTTTGAACAAGACATGCAAGCACTCCGTGCTATCTTTGAAATCGCTGTAGCAATTCCAAACGACGAAGCATTTGCAGCTATCCAACCAGTAGGAGTCTAGTCAGGAGGTTTAAATGACCTATAAAGCTAAGATTACATTCCGTGACTTGCAAGATAACGAGTATATCTATCAAGCCGGGGAAGTTTACCCACGAGAAGACTATGAGCCATCTAAAGAGCGTGTGGCAGAAGTTCTTGAAAAAGGCGGTATCGAACAAGTCGAGCCGTCAAAAGATCTTACAGTCAAAGAGCTCAAAGCAAAACTTGATGAAGCTGGTATCGAATATGATGCCAAAGCAAAAAAAGCAGATTTAGAAGAACTTCTAAAGGCTGCGGAGGAGGTCTAAAATGAACGATATCCAACTTGAGAAGATTAAGCGTCGGTTGGGTATCGACGTTGAAGACGATCTTGAGGATGAATTGATCGAAGACTTAGTCAACGACGCTGAGAGCTATTTCAAAGCACTAGTTGGGACAATCGAGATTGACAAGAAGTATCATTTCATCATCGAAAATGTTGCTTGCAAGCTCTATGGTCGAAAAGGCTCAGAGGGTGTCAAAACTGAGAACGTAGACGGCTATTCAGTCACTTACGAGGATTGGGACGACATGTTCAAGCCTTACAGAAAGATTTTGGATAAAGATTTCGGTCTAGACGGTTCGCTGGCTCGAAAAGGTAAGGTGAAGTTCTTATGAAAACACCGCACCGCATCAAGTTAGTGAAGCAGGGTGTCTCGACTTACAACCCGATTACTGATAAGCACGAAGAAAAGGCGCAGTCTAGTAAGATTGTGCCTTGTTTGGTTAACTTCATTGACCAACAGCGGGCATTTGAAGCCTATGGGAGTAGGTCTGACGTGGTCATGATATGCCGATTCAATCAAGAGCAGAAGCCGTTTGACTACGCTCTATACGAGGGTAAGAAGTATTATCCTATCGAACGCATTGACGCACCGATAAAAGGGGCAATCCGATTGAAACGAGGTGAGCTAAATGGCTAATTTCACAATCGAGTGGAGAGGGGACACAGTCCTCGCTGCCGCTTTGAACAAAGCAAGTCAAGGAGTTAGAACACAAGCTCAAAACGCTCTTAAAAACTCAGCTGAGAAAGGCAAGAGCATTTCAAAAGGGCTTGCGCCAGTTGATACTGGCTTCTTGAGAGCTAATATCACCACTAGGCACATGGGTGAAGAATCACACATTCATTCAGCCGCCTCTTATAGCGGTTTTCAAGAGTTTGGAACACGCTATCAGCCCGGTAAGCCGTTTATGCGTCCAATGATGCAACAAATCGAGCCTTATTTCACGGAGCAAATCCGTAAAGTTATGGAAGGAGCCTTTAAATGACACCTAGCCACGACTTATTCAGAAATCTATTCGCTATCGCTAGTGAGGAACTGGCAACTTACGACTACTTACCCGATTCATCCGCAAGCTATCCTTTCGCATTTATTGGCGAGAATAGCTCAGCGCCTACACTCAATAACGACAATTTTGGAACGATAAGACAAACCGTCCATCTCTACGGGACTAGAGTGCAGCGTGCAGAGCTAGACGCCAACTGCCAAGCGTTAGAACAAGCTAGCGAACGAATTAAAGGGTTTGAATACAACCTATTGAAAACTGGTACAGACAAGCAAGTCTTACCGGATAATACAGACGTCCAGCCATTGATCCACATTGTGCTGGATTTTTCATTTTCATATACCAAAAAGGAGGAATAAATGGCAGAACTTATTTTGGGTAAAGACCTAATGGTCTTCTTCCGTAGCGTCAAAGACCAAAAGACACAAGACGCTGCTAAAGTACGTTTCCAAACAGAACATACTATCAATGCTGAGAAAGAGGTCGAAACTACCAAGACTAAAGACGGTGTGGTTAACTCAATCTCAGACGGTGAAGTATCTGGGGAGTTCGTATCACTCGCTTATCGTGAAGATGGCACTACTACTGAGATGTGGCGTGAAATGCGTAAATGGTTCATCGCAGGCGAAAAAGTAGAGTGCTGGCAAGTCGACCTTGCTTCCAAACGCACTTCTGGTGGCAAGGATGTCTATGACGTTGAATATTACCAAGGCTATCTTAAAAACTTTGAAATTTCAGCACCCGCTGATGACAAAGTGGAGCTTTCTTACGAGATGGCTATTGATGGCAACGGTATTATTTCAACCGACAGCTTGACAGAGGCTCAGAAAAAAGCAGTTGCAAGTGCTCAATACGACTACCACACTCTTGCTAAAGAAGACGGCCTAGTTTCATCTATCTAGTCTAACTGCAGGGGCTTTGTGCCCTTGCTTTTTTTGTATAAAGGAGAAATAAAACATGATTCTATCTATCAACGGACGAGACTTTAATTTGATTTTCGGACTTGCATTTTTGCGTGAAATCAACAAATTGCACTCAGCAGAACTTGAGGGCATGAAGACTGGTTACGGTGCCATGACATTGATTTCAGCCGGCGTCGCTATCAACGACCCTCTTGCATTCGTGGATATCATCAAAGCTGGTACGATTACAGCGCCACAAAAGCCAAGTGATGCAGACATTGAAGCCTATCTTGCTGATTTGATTGACAAAGGTAAATACAAGGAGACAATCGACTCTATTATTGACGAGTTAAAAGCGTCATCCCTACTCAAACTCGCAATGAACGTTCAAGAGTAGGGCAAAGTCAACCAGATTATGATTTCAGCTATGACGACGCAATGGCCCTCTTGATTGCAAGGCACGGCATGAGCTACGTCGAAGCTGCCAGGACAACGCTTGTTGAGTTCGAGGTGTATAACACCGCCTACGCAATTAAACAAGAGGACATCCGCTTTAACGCAGCAATTCAAGCATGGTATAACCAGACCGTGCAAGCTACCAAAGGCAAGGGCAAGAGTGTTCGCTCAGCTTACAGAACCTTTAATGAGTTTTATGACCATGAAAAAGAGTTCAGTAAGATATTTAAACCAGAGGACACTGCGCCTAGAAGTCGAGCGCTCTCGTTAGCTGATAAGAATAGGATCATCAATCAAACAAAGAAAGGGGGTAGTTAATGGGAGCATCTTTTGACGTTACGGCCATATTACGTGCCAACTCAAGCGACTTCACCAATGGTGTCAATGCTGCCAAGTCTGCCCTTGCTGATTTGAGAAATCAGTCTGGGGGCATGCTTGCTCAAGTTGGTAGCAGTTTAAAGTCAGTCGGTAGCGCCATGCAATCAGTCGGAGCTGGAATGACCACGGCTTTTACATTGCCTATGGTCGGTGGGTTAACTGCCGTCATCAAAGGTTATGCAGACCTTGAGCAATCGTTGGGTGGTGTCTCTACACTATTCAAACAGAATGGTTCAAGCGTCAACACCCTAGCCAGAGACTACGGCATGACCAGACAACAAGCCCAAGCGCTCTATAACACAATGGACCGTGAGGGAACCAACGTCATTGAGAACGCCAACCGAGCCTATAGGACGGCTGGTGTGTCTGCTAACCGATACATGGAGCAGGTAACATCGTTCTCAGCTACCTTGCTACAAGGTCTAGGCGGTGATACTGCCAAGGCTGCAAAATACGGGGATAAAGCCCTTGTCCAAATGTCAGACAATGCGAATAAATTCGGTACTAACATGACGGACATTCAAAACGCTTATCAAGGCTTTGCCAAGGACAACTATTCCATGCTGGACAACTTGAAACTTGGTTATGGTGGTACCATGTCCGAAATGGCTCGTTTGGTCAATGAGTCTGGTGTCTTGAATGGCGAGTTTGAAGCTACGGCTGACAATATCCGTGACATTCCATTTCATACCTTGATTGATGCCATTGGTATTACTCAAGATAGGCTTGGAGTTACCGGAACGACCGCCAAAGAAGCGAGTACAACCGTGTCCGGTTCGTTTAATTCCATGAAAGCAGCCGCTGAGAACTTAGTGGCCGGTCTTGGTAATAACGAAGCTAATATCAAGCAGCTTATGGAGAACATGAAGCAGACTATCATCACGTTCAAGGATAATGTGGTGCGTGTTCTAGGGACTATCTGGGACAATCTGCCAGTGGATGGCTGGGTTAAATGGACAGCCTTAATCATCGGCACTGTAGGGCCGGTAATATTTGCCCTTGGTACACTGATAACGTGGGTCGGTAACGTCGTTTCTGCAATTAGCACTATCGGAGAGTTCTTAGGAATCTTTTCGACAGCTACGGAAGCGGTAGAAGGATTCTCAATGGCTTTCGAAGGCGGTGAGTCTGTTATGGTTTCATTCGCTTCTACTGTAGAGGGTGTCTCTGCTGCCTCACTTGCTGCGTTCGCTGGGATTGCGTTAGCGGTTGGGATGGTAGTAGCTGCGCTTGTTGATTTGTGGAACCATAACGAGAATTTCCGTTCACAAGTCATTGCAATCTGGGAAACCATCAAGAGTGCAATCACTAGCGCTGTTCAAGCCATCGTGTCGTTTGTTATGTCAATCTGGGGTCAGCTAACGTCATTCTGGAACGAAAACCACGCCTTGATTATGCAAACAGCGACGACTTACTGGAACATGTTCAAGGGCATGATTGAAAACGTCATGAACGCAATTCTTCCAGTCGTTCAAACTGGATTGAATTTGCTAATTACACTGTTCTCGACAAGTTGGCAAATGATTACCACTGTTATTTCAACAGTCATTGAAGTTATCCTCAACATCATCAAGATGGGGATGCAGATTTTGCAAGGCGACTGGTCTGGAGCGTGGGAGACACTCAAGACTATCTTGTCTACTGTTTGGGAAGGCATCAAGTCTCTTGTTTCAATCGGTATCAATGCTATTGGTCCGATTATCCAAGCGGGTATTCAATTTATTCTCGCAATCTGGAACGCAGCATGGGCATTGTTAGCTATTCCATTCCAAACGCTTTGGGCATTGCTTCAACAAATCGCTGGCGGAGCTATGACTGCCATTAGCGGTGTGATTAGTGCCGGGATTGCCGTGATTCAATCCATTTGGTCAGCAGCATGGACAGTTATCCAGACAGTGTTCTCAACCGTTTGGAACACAATCATGTCTATTCTGTCACCTATCATGGCCGGTATTTCAAGCATCATTTCAAGTACCTTGTCAGCTATTCAAGCGATTTGGACCGCTATCTGGACGGGTATTCAAACTGTTTTAGCTGGTGTATTAGCTGCTATCGTCGGATTGGTTACTGGTAACTTCTCGCAAGTTCAAGCGGCTATTTCGTCAATCATGTCAGCTATTCAAGCCACTATCAGTGCGATTTGGAACGCCATCCTGTCGCTTATCAGCAGTGTACTAAGTGCGATTGCTAGCACTGTATCAAGTACATGGGCATCTATCCAGTCAATCGTTTCAAGTGCTATGAGTTCCGTTCAGAGCATTATCAGCTCAGCTTGGAGTGCTGTTAGATCAGCGGTAAGCAGCGCCATGAGCTCAATTCAGTCAGCTATCACTAGCGGATTTAGTGCCGTGGTATCAGCGGTAACAAGTGCCGGTCAGCGTATCATTTCAGCGGTCCGCTCAGCGTTCAGCGGTGCACTTAGTGCAGCCCGTGGATTCGTTGGACAAGCTGCAAGCGTCGGTTCTCAATTGATTAGCGGTTTCGTTAGCGGGGTTACATCCGCAGCCGGCAAGCTGATTTCAGCGGTTAAAGGCGCTGTAAGCAATGCCATTAACGGAGCTAAAGCCTTGCTTGGTATCAAATCACCATCTCGTGTGTTCCGTCAATTCGGTATCTACACAGATAAAGGTTTCATCATTGGTATTGATAGCAAAGCGGATCAAGTAGCTCGTTCAATGCGCTATATGGCTCAAGGTGCTATCGACGCGTTCACCGGTCAAGATATCAACGGAGCCATCACTGATGAACTTGGTAGCATGGACGGCCAGTTAGGTCGATTAGCAGGGTATGATCCATCTGTTTCATTCAACGGCGGCAAGATGTCAGTTACTCAACAAGCAGCGGACATCGTGCTTAAAATGGGTGATACAACTTACAGAGCATTTACTGAGGACATCACTAACGCTCAGTCAATGGAATTAATGCTTGATAACTATTAAGAGAGAAAAGAGGTTTTAGCTAATGTATGATTATGCTTCATTGAAGCGCACGGAATCAACGGTGCTGCAAAGAGCGCCAGTTGATAACATGCGTATCAACGGGACTCCTATAGAAGATATCATCCAAGGGTATCGACAGCTCACAGTTAAGGGACGTTCATTGCTCAATCGTGAAATTTCAACTACTCGAGTTCCTGGGCGCCGTGGTGTTTGGGTGGACAGTGTCAACGATTCAGAGCGTGAGATTGAAGTTAAATATCAGTTAACTACAGTTACTAGCCAAGTCATGAGGACCTCTTTCCGAGAGCTTAACCGCATCTTGAGAGAGGTAGGGCCTAGCGGTTATCTTGAAGTCACATTTGACGATGAGCCGGATTTTACTTACTACGCAATATTCAAGGAAGCGGACGAAGTCGAGGAAGATAGGCTTTCAGTCATTAGCAGTTTCGTTTTGCTAGTGCCAGACGGCTATAAGAAACGAGTCCCAGAGCGTTCTAACGACGTTGTTTATCTAACTTACGCTAAGCAGGTAATACCTGAGAAGATTGTAGCCGTTACATCTACAGCGGCAACGGAATTTGAAATTATCAACGGTCAAACCAAGCTATCGTTTAAGGGTAGCTACGCAGCTAATAAGGAAATCGTCATTAAATTCGGTACCGAAGAAGTGACAGCTACTTATGACGGGCGTAATATCCTAAGCGAATTACAACGTTTTAGCCCGCTAGAGCAGTTCTATGTTAAGGACGGCGACAGATTGAGCGGCAAGAATGTAACTATCCGTGAGGTACAGTGGAGGGATGAGAGTCTATGATCTATTTATTCGATAAGGACGAAAAACTTATCAAGATTGTTCGCAAGCCTGCAATTAAGAAGGCTTTGCAAAAATTCAGTCTTACCACTGAAAATTACGTTTCAGACCGCTTGACCGTTGAAATGAAAGCTTTGAAGGATGACGAGCTGGAAAAACTGGAATACATGGCTATTCAGTCAATCGACGACACGCATAAATTCCATTATTTCTACATCGCCCAAGAGAACACCAAAGGCGATATTACAACACTTATCGGTGTTCAATCCGGTATCGAGGAACTACGCAAGACGGTTGTTTACGACAAGCGCCCAACGGACCAACGTGCTAGACCAGTCATTGAATGGCTATTAGCTGGCACTAACTGGACCCCTCGTTTTATCGCTGAGACAAACCCAAAGAGCACTAATTTCTATTACATTTCCACATTCGATGCACTAAAAAAGGTGTGTAAGGTGTGGGGCTTAGAAATGCAGTTCTTCGTTGAAATGAATGGCGCTCAGATTGGCGCTAGATACATTGATTTCAAGCGTAAAATTGGCGAAGCCGTTGGAAAGCGTGTGGTTTACGGTCATAACGCCCTTGAAATTCTGCAAGAGGTCGAAAAGACAAACCTATACACCGCCTTAGTTGGGCGAGGTAAAGGGGAGCAAGTCAGCTCAGCAGAAGACACCGGAAAAGATGCCGACGGGTACGGGCGCAAAATCAACTTCGAGGAAATTGTCTGGTCGAAAGCTAAAGGGGACCCACTAGACAAGCCCCTCGGTCAGAAGTACCTTGAAATTCCAGAAATGACCGCTAAATACGGGATTAAACAACCAGACGGCAAGATGCGTCCAAAGATTGGCTTTGTCGAATTCAGCGAGGAAGAAGACAAGAACGAGCTTATTAAACAGACTTACGAGGCTTTGATTGAGGCTTCAAGACCTAAACTGACACTTAAAACAACAACGGTCTATCTGAAAGGCGCTCGGATTGGCGACACTATCCGAGTGGTTCGACACGATAGGCACCTTGATTATGATACACGTATCTTTGAGATTACATTCAACCGCTTAAACGATGAATCTAGTGACGTCAAACTAGGGGACCGAGTTGGCGAAAGCAATGACGCAAAGGTACAAAGTACCGTCAACAAGGCTCTTGACGAGTTTAAAGCCGGTGAGTTCACCGAGTTTGTCAAGAAGTTGCCAGAGTTTATCCCGTCAGCTAA